ATCGTGCATGTAGGGGATCAGTTCGGCGGCATGTTTGCCCATGATCGCCAGCAGGGCGGCTGTCTTACCGCCACCATCTGAAAACTTTTCCTGAGCGCGGGCGATTTCGACAAAGGCTTCTGCCGGGTCCATCTGGCGCAGCTTTTGCAGGTCGAGGCCGAGGGCGGCCAGCGCTTTGCCGGCGCCCTTGGATTCGTCGTCCGTGCCGTGCAGCGCCTTATTCAGCTTGACGATGGAATTTTCGATCATGCCGAAATCGCGGTCGCCGATTTTGGCGACACCTTTCAGCGCGGAGAGATTTTCGACCGAGGCACCGGTTTTTTCGGCGGCATCCTTGAGCCCGCCCATGGCGGCGATGGCGCTGTCGATCTGGCTTTTGAAGACGGCCAGCGAGCCGACCCCGGCAAGGCCGGTGGCAGCGAGGGCGATATTTTTGAATGAATTGACGAGGTTGACGCTGGAGCCGGAAACTTTGGAGAGCGCCCCATTGACCGAATTAAAAGCGGCCTGGGTTTCGTCTTTGGCGCTGAGGACGAATTCGGTTTTTAAGGTCATCGCTGAAAGTCTCTTATTTGTATCAGGTCCAGAATTACAGCGTCAGCATCATCAATGCCGAGGTGATCGCAGACCCAGGGCAGCGCCGCCCAATCGATGACGCCGCCCATCAGGTTCCAGGCCATGACCGAGGCGCGGCATTCGATGGGAGAGGGGCCGGGCGGTGGTGACGGCCGCTTGGTCGTCACCAGCCAGTCGGCTAGACGTTTCCCCGGTTCTCACTCGCCTCCTGGAAGGCGCGGAAAGCGTTGATAACGCCGCTGACAATCGGCTGCCAGTGTTCCGGGTGGTCGGCCACCCAGGCGACGAAGAGCGCGTTATCAAACTCCAGCGGCTCGGGATCGCCGCCGGGCAGCAGATCGCTTTCCTTGACACCATCCCAGCCGACGACGTAGCGGCAGGCGAAGTCGAAATTGATGCCGCTGCCTTCGGCGCCGATGCGCGCCACATCCAAGGGGCTAGGGCGGCGAATGGTGAATTTGAAAGGGCCGCTTTCGATGGTCGATTCGCGGCTTTTCTGGAAGCGCGCCAGATCGAGCTTTTTCATTGGATTACACCGCGCCGGTAACGAGGTTGCCGATTTGTGTAATCTTCGCTGGCGTCGTTGTGACGCCCTGCTTGCCGCCGCCCGGCGCGCCGGTGTAACCGACGGTGCCATACCATGCGGCCCAAGCGCCATCGGGCCATACTACCTTAAATCCCTTGTTGGCTAGTGTTGCGTAGGCAGCTCGCATGGCCTGCTGGGCGGCAGAGGCGGGGTCCCATTGCATAACGAGGTCATAAGACTGCGCGGTGGCGCCAACGACGACCATCTTGTCGCTGGTGTCGCTAACGGTGGTGCTGTCCGCCGTCTTGATTTCGCCACCTGTAGGGTTGAAATCCTGCACGCCATTAATCGAGGTGCCGAGCGTGACCTTCTTTGCCGTGCCCGAGGTGAATGTCGAATAGAGCGTGGTGTCGAGGCCAGTGACGCCATCGAGGCCGGCGACCTGGAAGGAGGTCGAGGCGACGATGTTGACCACCTTCATCAGTTGGCCATTCAGCTCCTGAATACCCTGGGTTTCGAGCAATACAAAATCGCCATTGGCAAAGGTGTGGCCGGAGGCACTGAAGACGCCGGGCGCGGCTTTGGTGACGGCGGTAATCGTCGTCGGTGCAGCGATAGCTGATTCCATATAGAGCTTCAGCCCGGAATTGATATGGATGGTCATTTGTTGCTCCTTAAATCATGACTGCCGGGTCGGCAGCGCTGGTGTAGTACTGGATTCGGTAGGTCAAGGTGATAGCGCCGACCGGCTTTTCGAGCTCGTCGTCGTAGTCGATTTCGACCCGCTCAAAAATGGCGCGGGGGTTGCTGGCCATCACGCTTTCGACTTCGAGGGCGATCTGATCTAGCGTGTCGTCGAGCGCGGCGCTGGCCATGGCGAAGCCGCGGATAGACACGGATAAATCGCGCAGCAAAATGGCGTCGACCGTGCTGTCGATTTGCTCGTCATTGGTGGTGACCAGCAGACAGGGCAGATTGGCGTCGCCTTGCGGGCGCATGCGCGAGGCGTGCACGCGGTTGCCGGTGGTCGCCAGGCCAGTCAAGGTGGCGACCAAGGCGGTGCGCAATTGCGTGCGGACGTGGCTCATGCTTTTTCCAGACGCAGCAAGGTGAGGCCGGTGCCGTCAGGCTCGATGCCGGCGACGGTGTAAGTCGTGGCAGCGATAACCAGCGTTTGGCCAGTGGCGACCGCGATGCTGGAGGGCAGACGGAAGACCGGCGACGAACTGGCGACCAGGCCAAAGGATTCGCCATAGGCGTTGTCGAAAATGCCGCGCACTGGCGCACCGTTCAGAGTGGCGTCCGCCCCGAAGTCGGCAAAGAAGGCGGCTTCGGCGAAGTTCACTCGGTTGCGTCCTTGGCTTTGGCGACTTTTTTCGGCTTGGCGGCTTCGATGAATTCGGCGCGGCCAATCGAGACGCAGTAGGCGGCGTCGGCCTTGCCCAGGGCAATGACTTCGCCAGGGGCGACGACTTTGCTCTGGTACATCATTGCCTTGAGGATTTTGATTTCGACCATGGTTTGATGCCGCCCGGTTGCCCGGACGGCGCTCCGCTTAGGTGATGGTGCCGACGACGGTGAAGGCGCCGGGGACGCGAACACCGACGTCGCAGGTGTAGAAGGCGCGGATGCCGGTGATGCCAGCGGCAAAGTTGGCAAAAGGATTTACGTCGACTTCTAAAACGCCCCATTCGGCCAGGATGGCTTGGCTGAAGTCGCCGAAAATCGCCGTTGCTGCCGGGAGGTTGTTTGAGGTGTGGGCCTGGTAGCCTTCTACCGTTCCGTCGTTGATGTTGCCTTTCCACAGCGTCACCGAGTCCGTCGAGGCGATGCGGGCGCGTTGAGTGAGCAGACCGGCAACGGTCGGCGTGGCGACGTAACGGCAACCGGCGTGCAAGGCATTGGCGGCGGCAACGTCGGTCTGGCATTCAATCAGGCCAGCGAGGCCCAGCGAGGTGCCGGAGACTGCGCCGACACCCGCGGTGCCGATAATGCCGGTCGGCTGACCAGAGGCTCCGGAGCCGGCGAAGACGGCGGCGTCGACCGAGCGGGCCAGGGATTTGGCGAGGTCGTCCATGATGAAGCTGTCGGCATCCGGGGTGGATTGCAGAAGCAACTGGCGGGTGACTTCGGTGTAGGCACCAAGGTTTTTTGGGCGAAGTTGCAAGAGGCCGATGGTCTGTTGCGATTCGGTGATCGCGGTGGATTCCGAGGACAACCAGTAGCCGGTAGCGGCGCCCGTGTGTTTGGTGATGTCGGCATTGCCAACCAGGCCGGACAGGGTGCGCACGCCGATCTCAGCGCTCAACATGCGGGCGCGCAGCATTTCGATAAAGTCTTGCGGGCGCAGCGTGGTGGCGACCATGTTGCCGCCGTTGGCCGCCGTGGCGACCAGCATGTCGCGCTTTTGGACTTCAAGCGGAATGAAAAACCCTTTGCCGGAGCCGGAGCGTTCCACACCGAGGCTGGCAATCTTGGAGGCGACGGCCTTGGAGGCTTCGCGCTCGAAGCCGGCGTCGGCCCAGTCGCCGGTGACCATGGCTTGCACGGCCTTGCGGATGCTGAAGGCTTGCGCTTCTTTGGTGGTCAGGCCAATTTCCGGCGACCACTGGTTGCCGCGCTTGGCGATCAGGCCATGAATTTCGGCGGTGAAATCTTCGACTGATTTACCAGAGCGGATGGCGGCGTTGGCCATCTCTTTGGCGCCTTCGAAATCGGCGAACTGGTCGCCGATTTTGGCGATGTTTTCAATACGCTGCTGGGCCTTGGACGCGAATTCGCGTTCGATGGCGGCAACATCAACGGGGACTTGTTCCATTTTTTGCTTCTCCTGAATGGGTTGGGTTTTTTCCGCGACGGGCGCGGGTGCTACGGTTTCGGGTTTCGTCTCGCCTTCGGCTGTCCGTCCAATGCCTACGCTGGCATCGGCCGGGACAGTCACCAGCGAGTTTTCAAGCGGCATCCATTCGGTTACGCGATAGATGGCCGGCTGATCCGCAGCCCGTTCAAAAGACCCCGCCGCTGCGTCAAGCTGGCGACGGAATGCCGCGACGTCGCCGGCTGCTTCCCGGTGACACCGGGTAACAATCCGTTCGAATACGCGGCCGTCCAGAGTTCTTTCAATCGATCGACCATCCTTGCCGGTGGTTTGCTCGATCACTTGCTTTATTTCGTAGCCGATTGAGGCTTTGGTGAGGTGGCCGCCCTGTACCAGCTTGATGGTCTTGCCATCGTCGGCCGCCCAGGAGAGCACCACCTGGCCGCGCACGGCGCTGCCATCGGCGATGACGGAGCCGGCGACGTGATGGCCACGCAGGGCATCCCAGTTGTGGTTGTAGAGGATTGGCCCACCGTCATTGAGACGGGATAAATCAACGCACTCGGGGCGGCAATCGAGGATTTCGACCCCCCACCACCGCTCATAGGGCAGATCGCTGGCGAAAGCCATGTCGACGGTTAGGTCCTGGCCGTCTTGATGCTCGCTTTCGCGGCGGGTGATGCGGTGTTCTCGCGTCAGGCTCATAGATTTATCTCCATGAGCGCCTTTTTACGGATTTAGCGCGAAACGTTTAAGGCACGGCAGTTCGCGGGGTCGGAATGAAAAAACCGCCCGGAGGCGGTTTTTTTAGGGCTTAGCGGTTTCGACGGGGAGCCGGCCGGGAATTACATAGCGCGACCCGTCAGGCGCATCGGCCACGCAACGCAGGGTGTAGACGGTGCCGTGCTGGCCACCGACAACCTTTTGCCGCACCTCGGCGCCGCTGACGGTTGGGCTACCGGAGAGCATGGAGGTGGCGGCCGCATCATCTTTGCCCTCGGTGGCGTAAATGCTGACTACCGGGTTGGTGATACTGGCGGCAAGGGCAGAAAAGTCGAATTCCAGGGTGATTATTTCGGCTGGGTCTTTGTTGGGCAGGCTCATGATTTGACCTATGTCAGGTGGGGCGCGTTAGGCGGTAGGATCTGGCAGGTGCCCTGATGGTATAAATTGCCAGGGCGTCATTGAGGGTGGCTCCGTTTGAGGCGGCGCCGGCCGATAGGCTTGATGATCCGGTCAAGGTTGCCCCAGGTGCCGTGGCGTCCTGGTTTCCGGTTGCCGTCCCTGCCGAGATTGTGCTGTTGCCTGACAAGTTAGCGCCGGGGGCTGATGCGTCGCCAGATGAGCCACCCGTTGCCGTGCCTGCCGAGATTGAGCCTGACCCGGTTAATGTCGCGCCTGGTGCCGTCGCATTCTGTTGCCCTGATGCTGCCCCGGCTGAGATTGACGAGGTGCCGGTGAGCGTTACCCCTGGCGCCGTCGCACTGACAGCTCCGACTACAACGGTTGCAGTGTCGCTGCCGATAAACACCTTATCGGCAAGCACGTTATAGCCAATGGTGTACGAGCCATCCGGCGCAC